CACCCATGGCAAAACACTTCTCCCTGTCATAATCCAAGTGCCGAAAAGCAGACTCATCATGCATCGCTGCACCTAGCTCAATCATAACAGAAATATCAGTGTCCTCCATTGGACGATAAACAACACGCCCCAATGAATTTATTTTTGAAATTTTTTCCACGCCTAGGGACTCCTTTAGCTATTCGTACAATTTAATTGTGGAACTTGCAACCTGAACCTAGGCTCAATGGAAAAACACATGAATAAATGTACCCATCTAGGGCGGGTGGGTGGGTGCCGTCGGCAGACTTTTTTGTCAAGGGGGTCGGGCGTCAAACATTTGACGAATCCCGCCCGATAAACCCAAGTAACCCCTGTCAAATTACTGACAAATTAATTGTATTTTATTTGTTATATGGTGTTGCATATTGTCTCATATAGTATTAATGTCTATAGACATTAAGGGAAATCGGTAGCCAATAGGCGATGCGACCCCAAAGCAAACTTAATCTTATGGAGGATTAGAAGATGACAAAATTTCCTAGAGCACAACAGTTCAATAAACTCGATGCAAGGCAACAGCATGAGTTCGCTAAAGAGATGGCGAAGTTATGGGGTGGCATTGTTAAGGATATTGAGACGCAAGCGGTAGACAATGGCACTGCCTACTATCGCGCTCAAGAATTTTCGTACAAGGCAAAAGCTGCCTATACGCAGGTTCGCAATATGTTCACTTGGAAATAACAACCTAGGCTAGGGCATTATGCCCTAGCCGCAACCTAGCCAATGGAGGGCTAATATAATGAGACTATTAACTAAGCAAATTGAAAAGAAACTGAAAGCACAAGCCGAGTTTAGAAACGCTAACAAGCACAAGCCGATAGTAAAGTTTTTCGGTGGTGGGGCTTGTACTTGGCTAATCAGCGAGATGGACGCAGACGGTGATACGCTGTTTGGATTGTGTGACCTTGGTTTTGGTTGTCCAGAACTTGGCTACGTTAGTCTATCTGAATTACAAAACTTAAAGTTCCCACCGTTTGGATTAGGTGTTGAGCGAGATTTGCATTTCAAAGCAGACAAAACGTTAGTCGAATATGCAGAGGAAGCCAGAGAATATGAAAGGATTGTCGCCTAATGAAAAAGTTTGAAATGCTAGATTTGTTCTTGATAGCCATGATTATGGTTGCTGTGTTTTTTGGTTTTGCAATGCTGTCATTGCATGGCATGGGTCAAATGACATGGTTATCATGGACAATGTTCGGCTGTAGCGCATGGTGTCTAATCTGCGGTTGGTTGATTGTTATGTATAACCTAGAGAGAGGGCGGCATTAGCCGCCCCTTTTTTTGTGTCCAGATTTTATCATAGTATTAATACTATGGAAGGCACCGCCTTCCACCAGTCACTTGCCTTCTATTAAAACCCGAACCCGAACCGCCTTCCAGGATTTTGTTTGTTTTTTGTTTGTTATTGTGTATAATAATTCATGAGGGGTCGCCATGACCGCCGACCAGACACGCGAACAGCTCCCCTCTTTTTTAACTGTCTATGGAGGATAAAATGGACATACGAGAATTCTTTAAAGATTGCCTAAAAGATTTTGATAAGCCGGATAATTGGGAGGACGTTAGTTATTATAATGACGCTTGTCCTAGCTTTGAGTGCAACGGATATCAGATATTTGTGGATCATCCTGATCCTAAAGAAAGAGTAATGGAAGACTCGTTTAGGTTTTCTGTTATTATATCCTTGGAATATGCGGAGCATGGTTGGGCTTTTTGTGCCGAGACTATCGAGGAGATATTGCCAGAATTAGAAGTGCCTTATATGACTCGCCCTTTATACTATGATCGGGAAGAGTACTTAAAAGAAGAGGCACGAAAAACAGATTATTTTCTGACAGACGGATGGGTACGTTGTTAGAAAATCAAGATTGGGATAGCCTATTTGTAATAGGCTATCTCGTTTTTTGTGTGGTCGGACTGGTAACCATGCTATACGTCACCAGGAATGATTAACTTATACTAGTCCTCCATACTAGTAGAACCAGGGGCCGCAAGGCTCCTGGTTTTTATTATCCCGAAACCCGAAACCCGAAACCCGAACCTCAAGGCGCTGCTGCCCGACTCGCTGCTGCCCGAATAATTGCGCTTGTTTTTGGATTGTTTTTTGCTTATAATTTACTTGTTAATGATGGAGGCTTTAACAATGGAAAAAATCAATAGTTCAATTATCTATCGGGGTCCATCACTTATCGACCCTAATGAAAATATCGTTGTTATTGCTATCGTGAAAAGTAGCAATACAAAAACAGGTAATATGGTTCAAACATATATCTTATGTGACAATGGCAACGACCCTATGCTTAATAACAAGCTCGGTTTAGATTTCTCGATATGCGGCAATTGTAAACATAGGGGCACGCCCGTTGACATAAACGCGACCGGAAAGCATGCCAAAGGTCGCACTTGTTACGTTAAATTATTTCAAGGCGTTTTGCATGTTTGGAAGCATTTGCAAAAAGGCGGGTATCCGGTCGCGACCGGACACGCTGAAATTGCCAAGCTCGGCAAGGGTCGCATGGTTCGGATTGGCACATATGGCGACGGAGCGGCTGTGCCGAGTTATATTTGGGACAGCCTATTGACCGATGCCATAGGGCATACCGCATATAGCCATCAATCGGACATTCTGGATGTTGACCCTAATCTGTATATGATTAGCGCGGATACCAAAGCCGAGGCATTAAAGGCTTGGGACAATGGCAAGCGCACATTCCGCGTTATTGATAACGTTGACCAAGTTATTAAAGGGTCGGAAGTTTTATGTCCGGCAAGTAAGGAAGCTGGTCGGCGTGCCACTTGTGACACTTGCAAGTTATGTAGTGGCGCATCTATCAAAGCAAAATCAATCGCAATCGTGATGCATTAGGAGGACTGTAAAATGAAAATGTATGTAATGAGTGACAGTTGGCCTTTTTATCTACAACCGGACGGGACGCTAACAGATACACCTGATCCAAAGGACGCGGACCTAGGTTTTGACAGTCTAGAACAACTCCTTGAATGGGACGATGAAGCAAGGGAAGCAACCTTAGAAGAAAGGAAGCACGCAGCAAAACTACGACAGATAGCAAGGGAGGCATTTAGCGATGTCTAAACAAAGAGGTGCTGCCGGACTGATTATTGTTCTAAACAATTCTAGAATAACGATTAGAAGAATGGACGATAACGCGGTACTAAAAAAATTCGTAGCTAAAGACGGAGATTGGAAACGTCTATGGCTAGCATTATGTGACATCGAGGAAGGAAAGGGAGCCTAGGCTCCCTTTTTTATTATCAGCCAGGGACAGCTTATTGTTACTGTTGTACTGGTGCCCCAGTCCCTGCCCCCTGGTCCAGGGCTCGATGATCCCCGAACCCCGAATCCCCGAACCCCGAATCCCGAATTGCTGCCCATAGGTTATCGTACCCCGAACCCTGAAACTCGGCTTCAGTAGCCAGTCCCGAACGCCCGAGGTCCAGGGATTTCGCACCCCGAAACAAAAATAGATCGCCCGAAGAGAGGTGCTTAACCAAGATGAAAGACAAGCCGCCCGAACGCGAATACGCGGTATTCCAAGCAATTTGATGTGGAGATATTCTCACGCTATTGTTTTTCGTTGTTTTTAATTCTAACCAAAACACAAGCCCTGCCCATACTATATGTACGTCAGGTACGCCTCCACCATGTCGGTTTTCAATCCGCGTTGTGTGACAGTTCGTTGGCAGGTTTCTCTTCAACGTATTCCAAAAGTTCGCCTCTGGTGTCGGCATCTTTCACCTCTGTATATTCACCCTCGATAAATGCTTGGGGATATTGTTGACGGAGTTGTGCAAGCCGAGCGGAAATTTCCTCGCGAGATAAATCGTCAAGTTGATGGATTTGTTCGCGCCTATCTACTGTCAGACCACCAAGGGCAGATCGTATCTTTTCCGCGTTGATTGCGGCAGAGAATTGTCCTGCCTCTTCAGCCCCAGAGGACAGATCATGCAAACGTTTAAGCTGACCAATAATAGTCACGCCATATTTTCGTTCGCGTTCTTCTCGTAATTCTTGGATATAGTCTACAAGGTGAGGGAACTTTTTCCCTGCCAAAAGGTGTCCAGCGATGCTGGCTGCTGACGCGGTGGCGTACCCAGCTTTTCTAGCGCACTCCGCATTAGAGTAAATCCCTTCAACATAGTGACGAGCAAACTCTTTTTGGCGATTTGTTAGTTTACGTCCAGTCTCT